TCATCATGCATGGACAAAAAAACCATTAATGATTAAAATTGAATTTACTGGATATGATGAAGCAGGTACTCCAACATATATTAGACCAGCAACTAGATGGATTCCAGTACGAATGGTAAAGTGTAATTTTGGAGTATCAGGATCTGGTACTGAATATACTTTAGAATTTGTTGCAACTGCGGTAGTATCTAAAAGTCCCTTAAGAACTGCTATGAATATGAAAACACTTACATGTGGAACTGTTCAAGACTTTTGTACAGAATTAGCAACTTCTTGGAATGCGTCAGAAAAATATAAAACTGAAACGCATACAGAAATGGTGGATGCAGAAGAAGCTTCAGGATTTGGTGATGAATACATCACAGTTAAAATTCCAAAAGTACTATCGAGAAAATCTCGAGAAATAGCAGATGAATTAACATTTGAACTAGATCCAGAAATTGCTAAGGCGATAACTTCTCCTATAGTTGCTAGCCAAACTATGATACAGAACCCATTTGATCCACGCTCCGGTACCGGCCCACCCCCGGTTACACGATTTAAATATAATCATAGTATACGTTATGATCTTAAGAAGAAAGTAATTACTGTAGTAAAAGGTCAAACATATCTTGCTGTACTAGAAAAACTTTTAAAGGAAAGTACATTTATTACAGATCAACTTAATGATCCTAAAGACGTTCTAGGTTCTGAAATAAATGACGAAACTAAACTAAAAGAAAAAGGGTTACTTAAAAATAAAGAAGCACCATTAAAATGGTGGAAAATAACCTATGTTAAAACATTATTAGGTTTTGATAGCTTGAGAAATGAATATGCTACGAAAACTCTTATTCAAATCGATCCTTATATTGTAGCGGATCCTATGACTACAGGTAGTAAAGCAAAAATAGGAGAAGGCGACATTCCGCCAATATGCCGAAATTATCAATACATTTATACTGGGCAAAATATTGATGTAAAAGAATTTGATTTAGATTTTAATTTAGCATGGGCCCAAGTGATTCAAGGACAAGGAACAGGAAATAAAGCAACTGAAGATGTTAAAATTGACTCCGAGAAAGGAATTATTATAGAATCCACAGATCATTCAGGAGGTTCTGTTACTCCTACAGGAACAACAGAATCTTTAATTAGTAATTTTTCTAGCAGTAAAAATAAAACTAGTAAACAAGCATTAGCTGGCACGTTAATGGAAAATTTGTATAGATTGCCTATACGTGATCATATGGTTGCTACTGTTGCTATAATTGGAGATCCTGCTTATATACAACAAGATGGTATTCTGCATCAAAGAAATAAAAATAAATCTTGGAAAAAATATGGCAGACTTCTTGCTGTTGATCCAAAAAGTGGTGCAATTATGTGTGACCATACAGATTGTCATATATACTTTTTATATAAAACAGCAGACGATTATGACGAAACAACTGGCCTAGTTAATTTTAATGACCCACAACAAAGATTTAGAACAAGTACAATGTCTGGATTTTATAGAGTATGGAAAATAGAAAGTAGTTTTACTGGTGGAATATTTGGTCAAACTTTGAAAATGACTCGTGTACATACTCAGTATAGAGAAAATCTTAAGAGTGGTGTCATTGATGCATCTAAACTTGTAACAGATGATGAAAAAGACGCATATACACATGATGCTAGAATATTAAAAACAGGTCAAGCTCAAAAAGCAACAGGTGAATCAGCAACCAATGGTAGTGCTCCTGGTAGTTCAAATGAAATAGATACTTTTGATACAATTGATCAACAAGAACAAAAATTAAAAACACAAGCAGAAGAAACACCAACTTCAGTAGATAATTTTTCTGACATGCCTGGCTCGTCTATAACTGGTAATAAAGAAGTAACAGCAGTAGATGATTTTAGTTCTGGATATTTTGGGCCAGAAGTAGATAATTTTAACACGGTGGCAAAACAAAGTGATGGACGATCAGCAGTTGCATTTAGAATGGCAGAAGATAGACGATCACAACTTTTAAGTCAAACGGTTTCGTTTGATGCAACTACTTTAGCTAGTAAAGTTAGTCCACATGATAATTTTAATATAAGATCCGTTGGTGGCAATCCTGTTTTTTCAGTGCAATCAGGCACCCCAGCATTACAAAATATACAAAATTTACAAAGTCGAACTGGTGCTGAAGGCGGCCCAGAGGGCAATTTTATAACTCGAAACAATAAAAATAAAACTGCAAAAATTGGCACAAGTCTTGGTATTTTACCCACAGACAGTGCAGGCCGTCCATTGTTGCCTCGTAATCAAGGAACTGGATTGGTTGGTTCAGAGCAAAGATTTAATATTAGTAGCTATTCTAATAGTGATCAAGCATTAATTAGAACAAATCAAAGATTAATACAAGAAAAAAGACAAGAAATTATTTCTACAGTGGGGGCGGTAGATCGCAAAGCAGCTTTTGATGTGGCTAACGCATTAACTGAAACAAATAAAATAATTCATGGACAAAATAACAACACATCTCAATCTTGGAAAGATATTGGATATTTCGATAATATTAATAGGTAATTAAAATGACAAACCCAGGCACACCGGAACAAACTACATCATCTGTATCAGGATCTATTAATCCCGGACCATATGTTGGTATTATTAAAGGATATGGTGATCCTACTGGTATGAACAGACTTGCTGTTTTTATTCCAGAATTAGTTAGTGAACGTCTTTCAAAAGAGATTTCAGCTCCTGAAGAAATAGGAAAAGCAGAAGCTGAAGAAAATATTGTACTATGCCATTTATCTCTTCCTTATTATGGACGTACCAATCGTTACGGTAAAGATAAAACATCATATTCAGGTACTGCTAAATCTTATGGCATGTGGTTTCCAACTCCTGATGTGGATACCCAAGTATTAGTAATATTTGCTAATTATAATGTAGAAGAAGGTTATATTATAGCTTTTATACCAGAACAGAGTATGATGCATATGATTCCTGGAATACCTGCTAGTCCTACTTTTCATAAAACTGCTAGAACAACTGAAGCAAAATTATATTCAGCATCTGATGTTCCTGTTGAAAAAGCCGCCCAGGTTCCAGTAGCCGAATATAATAAACAAGCAGAAGATCAAGATATCGTTAATGAATATCTAAGTATAACTCGACCAGTACATCCATTAACCGACACATTATTGGAACAAGGTTTACATTTAGATTATAAAAGAGGAATTTCTACTTCTGGAGCTCAACGAGAATCCCCTTCTAATGTGTTTGGTATTAGTACACCTGGCCCATTGGATCAGACTGGTCCAAAAATAAAACAAGGATTAATTTCTAAAGAAAAGAAAGGATATTTATGGCCATCAAGTAGAAATAGTGGTCATACTTTTGTTATGGATGATGGTGAACATGGTGGCGACAGTAGACTTATACGTTTACGCACAGGAACAGGACATCAAATACTATTAAATGATACAGATGGTATAATTTATATTGGTAATTCAACTGGTAGTGCTTGGATTGAACTGACTAATACTGGAGAAATGGATGTTTTTAGTAAAAATGATATTAGAGTACATAGTGAAAGAAATATAAATTTTCTTGCAGATAGGGATATTAATATACAGTCTGGCGAGAATATTAATATAATGGCTGGACATGACATAACTCTTGAAACAAATCATCACGCAGTAAGTGGTAAGGGAAACTTGAAATTTTTTGTTAATGGTGACATGCAAATGACTTCTACTGGACATATGAATTTCCATACTGACAAAGAGTTTAGACAAAATGCTAAAGAAGATATAAGTTATACTACCTTAGAAACAATACGTGTTAATAGTGGTGGCGGTTCATCAAAGCCTATCAAACTTAATACAGAAGATGGCACAGATGCTGATAAAGCAACTGGATTAATGTGGCAAGGTGTGCCACATGACAGTAAAGATCTTTTAAATAAGGCACCATGGGTTACATTGGAAAGCACATCTAAAACATATAAAGATAACGAAACTTACGAATATAGAACTATAATGGATAGAGTTCCAATGCACGAACCAGACACTCGTCTTACTACTCCTAGTATTGCTGAGCCCACTGCTAGTGATACACCACACATTGTAATAAAACCAACTGCTTCTACTTCTACTTAATTTTATATAGTAGTATATTATTAAATAAACTAAATATTATACATGGCAACAGGGTATAAAGGGTTTTCAACCCATAATAAAAATTTTTCCAATACATATACTTTAAGTGGATTTGATTTGGCAAAGCAAGATTTATTAAATCATTTTAATATACGTAAAGGTGAAAAATTACATAATCCAGAATTTGGATCAATAATTTGGGATACATTATATAGTCCTATGACTGATACTGTTGTTGCTAGTATTGAAGAAGATGTACAAAATATTGTAGCTTATGATCCTAGGATTAAAGCAGAAAGTATATATATAGAACAATATGAAAGTGGTTTATTGATTGAAATGTCTTTAACTTTTATCCCAGACCAAATAGTACAAAATTTATTAATTGATTTTAATACTTCAAACACACAAGCGAGACTGAGTATTGCATAATGGCGTTAACTACTAGACAAAATAAAATATATAAAGCAGAAGATTGGAAAGTATTATATCAATCTTTTATTAATGCTGATTTTGAAAGTTATGATTTTGAAACATTGCGGAAGTCAATGATTGACTATTTGCAATTATATTACCCTGAGGATTTTAATGATTTTATTGAAAGTTCAGAATTTGTAGCATTAATAGACCTTATTGCATATGTAGGGCAAAATATTAGTTATAGAGTAGATTTAAATACTAGAGAAAATTTCCTTTCAACAGCTGAACGTAGAGAAAGCATTTTAAGACTAGCTCAATTGGTAAGTTATAATCCAAAACGTAATGTAAATTCTAACGGATTTTTAAAATTAAATAGTATTTCAACTACTGAAGATGTATATGATTCAAATGGAGCTAATTTAGCAAATACTTCTATAACTTGGAATGATATTAATAACATTGATTATGCAGAGCAATTTAATTTAATATTAAACTCCGCTATGGTAACAACACAAAAAGTTGGTACTCCAAATTTATCCGGCACTATTAATGGTATTAAAACAGAACAATATCAACTTAATGTACCACTAGGTACTATTCCAGTTTATCCTTTTACGACATTTGTAAATGGTATTGATATGGATTTTGAAGTGGTTAGTGCTACTTTTAAAGATAAAACATACATATATGAAGATGCGCCCAGTAACATAGCACCATTTAATATGTTATATAAAAATGATGGCAAGGGTAATAACAGTGCAAATACTGGATTTTTTGTATATTTTAAACAAGGAAATTTGCAAAGTGCTGATTTTTCACTTGAAGACTCAATACCAAATAGAGTTGTGTTTATTAATAACAATAGTATTTCTAATAGTGATGTTTGGCTATATGCATTAGATGGAAATAATGATTTATCAACACTATGGACCCAAGTTCCGTCAACTAGTGGAAATAATATTATATACAATAGTCTAAACAAAGATATTCGAACAATGTATAATGTAAGTTCACGAGAAGGTGATCAAATATCTTATGTGTTTGGTGATGGTATTTTTACTGATATACCGCGTGGTAATTTCAGAGGATATTTTAGACAGTCAAATGGTTTAAATTATATCATTAAAACAGATGACATGCAAGGTGTTATTGTTAGTATAAATTATGTTAATAAGTATAATATATCACATAGTTTAACTATGACATTTTCTTTAAAATACCAAGTTACTAATGCCTCAAATAGAGAATCATTAGATGATATTAGAATAAAAGCACCTCAAAGTTACTATACACAAAACCGTATGGTTAATGGTGAAGATTATAATATATTTCCTATTACTTCTACTAGTGACATTATAAAAGCAAAAGCAACAAACAGAACATCAAGTGGTATTTCACGATATTTAGATGTAGTAGATCCAACATCAAAATATTCCTCAACAAATGTATTTTGTGAAGATGGAATATTATTTAGAGAGTATTTCTCTAACAATTTTGATTTTGAATTTAATAATGAAATGGATATATTACGAATAATTCGTGATAAAATAGAACCTGTTTTGCGCGATGTAGGCAGTAAGCAATATTATTATGACAAATATAATAGAGTAACAGTTGGTACTACAACGTGGGAACAATCAACAACAAGTACTAATTCAAGTACAGGATATTTTAAAAATAGTTTAGGAGCATCCGTACCAATAGGAGCATTAGCGCCAGCTTCAGATAATAGAAAGTATATGGCCGCTAATGCCTTAGTAAAATTTAATGCCCCTACAGGAAAATATTTTAAATCAGATGGTAGTTTACATACTGGAACAGTTGGTGATCCAGGTACATTTTCATCCATTTGGTCTTTAATTAAAATTGTTACAGGTGATGGACATAATAGTGGCGCAGGTAATTTATCTGACGGCTCAGGTCCAGTAACATTAAGTGAGTTAATTGGTGATGGTGCAGAAGTTACAGAAATTATTCCACAATTTGTAACAGATTTACCATCAGCAATGGAAACAGCAATGTTAACTAAAATATTTAACCATGAAGAATTTGGTTTACGTTTTGATGCTGATACAAGAGCATGGATTATTATACTAGCAGAAAACATAGACACAACTTCAGTATTTTCGTTTGCCTATGCAGGTGACACAACTAGTTTAAAAAAGGATGCCAGTTGGTTAATTTGGTTAAAAAGTAATGGAACAATATATACAACAACATATAGAGGATTAAAATATAGTTTTGAAAGTAATTTAGAAACTAGATTTTATTTTGATAGTTCTATTAAAATTTATAATTCACGCACAGGTAAAGTTATTACAGATCAAATTAATATATTAAAAATAAACAGCCAGCCAGATGTTAATACTGCAATGAATAAAAATAATATTTGGCAAATTTATGGTTTAGATACAGAATTTTCTGGAGGAACAAACTCTCGTAGAGTACTAATAACATTTTTGGATAGTGATGCTGATGGTATACCTGATGATCCAGATCAGTTTACTACAGCAGTTGCCCCAACAGTTAATCCTACAACTAAGTATGTATTTTTTGAAAAGTTTACAGAAGCAACTGGTGCAGAACAATTCCAATTAACTACTAAAACAGTTAATGTATCTTATGCTACTGCCGCTGAATTACCGGTAGATACAAGTATATTTGCTGATAAAGAAGTAATTTACTTAATAACTGATGACACATTTAGAGTTTATAACAAGACTGACAGTACATTATTAGTTAGCACAGATTATAAAGCATACGTAGGGCGTAAAACACTTAATTTTAATTATAAACATAATTCACCATCAGATAGGAGAATCAATCCCGGGTTGAGTAATATCATTGATATGTATGTTTTAACACGTTCATATAGTAATTCTTATACTACATATATTCAAGATAATACGGGTGTTATAACAGAACCAATTACAAGCACAACTAATGAATTAACAACACAATTTAACGATTTGTTAAATTATAAAATGTTAAGTGATGAAATTATATTTCATCCAGTAAAATATAAATCATTATTTGGTAGTAGAGCAAGTTCAACATTACAGGCATCATTTAAAATTGTAAAAAATTCTGCAACAACAGTAACCGATACTGAAATCAAAACACAAACAATAGAAGCAGTTAATGATTATTTTAATATTAATAATTGGGATTTTGGTGAAACATTTTATTTTACTGAACTCGCCGCTTATATACATAATCAATTAACTCCATATATTGCTACTGTATTAATTGTACCTAAGGGAACAAATCAAAATTTTGGTAGTTTATTTGAAATACAAAGCAACAGTGAAGAAATTTTTATTAGTGATGCCAAAGTGGAAGATGTTGAAATTATTGATGCTGTTACTGCTTCTAAAATTAGAGCAAGTGGTGTCATAGTTACTAGTTAGGAAAAATAATGGCAATACGCAAAACTATAAATTTATTACCACAGCAATTTCAAACTGACGTTAATAAGAAATTTTTAAATGCTACTCTAGATCAATTAATATCTCCTGGCAGATTAGATGTTTTGAATGGATTTGTTGGCCGACGAGATGTTAATAATTTTAAAACAACAGACGCATATATTATTGAAACAGATAATGATAGATTAAATTATCAACTTGAACCAGCAGTTACTATTAAAAAGGAATTATCTGAAACAAAGTATGATTTTGCATCAACATATATTGATATAGTTAATTCAATTGAGGCAGTCGGCGCAAGTAATTATAATCATGATAAATTATTTAGTAATGAATATTATGTATGGTCACCTCCAATTGATTATGATAAGATTATTAACCATACAAAATATTATTGGTTGCAAACTGGACCTGATAGAGTAGATCTCGCAGATCCTATCACTATTAGTGACATTGTAGATAAGAAAACTTACACATATACATCTGTTGAAGGTACTAAATCAATTGTATTCTCAACAGGACTTAAAGTGCGATTTACTGGCACAGTTACGCCGTCAACACAAGCAAATATTGATTACATTGTTGCGGACGTAGGCACCAGTATTAGACTAATTCCATATACTGACTTGCTTACACCAGAGTCTAGTGTATACACATTAAGTAAAGATTACTTAACTATTAAACGTGGTGCTATAGATGGTAATCAATGGAGTAATAATAACCGTTGGTTCCATGAAGATATTATTACAGCAACAGCAACATATAATGAAACTACTGCTGTATATGATTCCGCAGTGCGAGCAAAACGTCCTATTATAGAATTTGATAATGATATTAAATTATATGATTATGGTACAAAACAATTAACAACAATTGATTTAATAGATAATATTTTTACTGATGTTTTTTCAGAACTTGAAGGTAAACCAGCTATAGAATTTGATAGTTATATTGATGGTACAGCATTGGCTGCGGGACAAAAAGTTGTCTTTACTACCGATACTGATCCATTAGTTAATGGTTTTATATATGATGTACAAATAATTTCAATTGGTGGCAAAAATGTAATACATTTAGAAAAAAATACTACAGTAACTGATCCAGCAACAAATAATACTATTATTATTAAATCAGGCGTAGCCAATAAAGGAACACAATGGTATTATAAAAATGATAAATGGAACAAAGGGCAAATAAAAATTGGATTAAACCAAGCACCAATATTTGATATATTTGACAAAAATGGTGATAATTTCTCAACATACGCAAGTAGTACATTTGCCGGCTCAAATATTTTTAGTTATGCTGTTAATAGTGCTGGTACTGCTGACACAGAGTTGGGTTTTGCATTAACATATAAAAACTTTAATAATATTGGTGATATTATTTTTAATGATAATATTATTAGAGATAGTTTCACATATACTTCTGATACTGCAACATCAGTCAGATTAGCTACAGGATTCTTGCATAAAAATACTGATTTAGCAACATATTCAACACTTTCTAACTGGGAAAAAGCACCATTTGAAAGCAGACAGTTAATACAACAAACCATTGTAGTTGGTTCAGAATTAAAACAGTTTAAAGTAACTACTACACCTAAAACAGAAACTACTGCAAAAAATTTAATTATTACGGTAAACGGTAAATTAAAAGAAAAAGGTATAGGCACAACCACAACAAAAGATTATTATGTTACAACAGATAGTGGATTTCAATATATAAATTTTACAAGTAATTTAACAATTGGTGATATATTAGTTATTAAAGTACATAGTGATACTGACATACAAAATTTAACTGGTGGAGAGTTTTATACTATACCAATTAATTTAAGTAATAATCCATTAAATGATCTTTCTACAACTACTAATTTTACATTAGGGCAAGTAAGAGATCATATTGCTAGTTGTATTGAAAATAGTATAGATTTTGTAGGTGCTACGTTAGGTAATAATAATCTTCGTGATATTACTTCTATAGCACCAATTGGCACAAAAATTGTACAAAATACTAGCAGTTTATTAAAAGCTGGTTATATGTTATCTAATAAAAATTATAATTTTTTTCAAGCACTAGATTATGCTGGAAATGAATATAATAGATTTAAAAATCAATTCTTAGATCAAGCAAAGAATATGGTGTATATTAGTGATACTTCATTATTTGTTGATTCTATTTTACAGACACTATTTTCCGGTAAAAATAGTACAATGCCATATTATGATAGTGATATGGTTCCATTTTCAACTGATATTACTACTTTAACATACACTGTTTTTGATATTGATAATAAACAATTTGAACTTAACAAAATATATAGTGACATAGCACCTAGTCAAACAGCAGTACTAATTTATAAAAACGATGTAATGTTGTTAAAAGACCAGGACTACACTTTTTCTACTACTATACCGTTTGTTATTTTAACAAGTAATATTACTCTTGTTAAGGATGACGTTATTAAAATTGTGGAGTATATTAATACTGGTGGCAATTTTATTCCACCAACACCAACTAAATTAGGATTGTACCCTAAATATGTTCCAATTAAATATTCTGATGACACTTATACAACAACTATTAATGTCATACAAGGGCATGATGGTTCTCTTACACCAGCATATGAAGATTATAGGGACGATTTATTATTAGAATTAGAAAAAAGAATTTATAATAATATAAAAGCAGTATACAATCCTAATTTAATTAAATTAACAGATACATTTCCTGCTCGTTATAGAACAGCAACATATACAAGAGAACAAATTAATAATATTTTAGCAATACAATTTTCAAAATGGGCAAATAATTTTGATGTAGATTATGCTAAAAATAATGTTTATAGCTCTAATAGTTTTACTTGGAATTATAGTAAAGTAAAAGATAGATTTGGTGGTACCGAGTCTCTTCCTGGATATTGGCGTGGCGTATACAAGTATTTTTATGATACTGATAGACCACATACTCATCCGTGGGAAATGCTTGGGTTTACCATTAAACCATTATGGTGGGAAACAACATACGGACCTGCTCCATACACTAAAGACAACTTAGTGCTATGGACAGATTTAGAAACAGGTAAGATTGTAAGTGGTGATAGAGCAGGCACATACCCTGAATACATAAGAACAGGAATGGTTGCTAATTATATTCCAACAGATTCTGTTGGTAATTTAAAACAGCCAACAGATACAGGTATATTGGGTGCAATTGATACAGATATAGCTGCTAATTTTATAATAGGCGACGAAGGTCCTGCAGAAACTGCTTGGCGCAGATCAAGTTATTATCCGTTTGCTGTGCAATTATTATTAGCATTAACAAAGCCAGCGAAGTATTTTGAATTAATGTTTGATATTAGCAAAATATCAACCAATACTTTAGGGCATTATGTAGATAAGACATCTAATTTATATATTAAACCAAATAATGTTAAAACAAATTCGTATGTAAACACCGATAGTACAATTGATTATACTTTTGGTTATAATAATTGGATTGTAGATCATTCAAAATATTTAGGTATTAGTAATACAACTTTTTATAAACAATTAAACGCTCTTAATCTTAATTTAGCATATAAAATGTCAGGGTTTACTGATAAAAATAAATTAAAGATTATATTAGAACAAATATCGCCATCAAAATCAACAACAGATATTTTTATACCACAAGAAGATTATAATTTTCATCTCTTAGAAAGTAGTCCTATTCAAAGTATTAATTATAGTGGAGTAATTATTGAAAGAACAACTAGTGGTTATAAGTTGAATGGTTATAATTATGAACAACCACATTTTAAAATTCTTCCTAGTATTATTACTAGTACTAATAAATTAACTATTACTATAGGTGGACTTGAGTCGTCATTTACTGAATATATTACTGGACAATCATATAGAGCAGGTAATGTAATAAAAATCGGTAATGATTTTTATATGGTAACAACTGATTTTACTGCTACTGATCAAGAAACAGATGGCGGCAAATATTATAAATTAGATTCATTACCTAAAACAGGCGGAGTATCTGTAACTAGATATGAAGATTATGAAAAGGCACATGTAGTAATACCATACGGTAAAGAATATACGTCTGTTCAAGAAACATATGATTTCTTAATAAGTTATGGACGATATTTAGAAAGTATTGGATTTGTATTTGATAATGTTACTAGTGGATTTGAGATGGCAGAAGATTGGAATAATACAGCATCAGAGTATCTTTTTTGGACTATGAGTAATTTTAATGCTGGATCAATGATTACATTAAGTGCTGGTAGTAATAATATAAAGTTAAATTTATCAACTTCACAAGTTGACTCATTATCAAATAATATGATTCCATCATCGGTTATAAATCAAAACAAAGAACGCATTGCAGTGCGTGACTTATTTTATAGCCGTGTAGATAATATTTTTGAATTAAGTGCTAGTCCAGAAGTTGATGGTATATATGCCGCACAATTAAATCCAATACAAACAGAACATTTGTTGATAATTGAAAATGAAACTGTTTTTAAAGATATTATTTGGTCACAATTTACTGGCAGTAGACAAAATAGAATTAAATTAGTTGGTTATAAAACCGAATTATGGGATGGAACTCAACAATTACCAGGTTATGTATTATTAGATGACTCAGTTGATGAATGGGATCAAAATTTAAGTTATAGAATTGGTGACGTTATAAAATTTAAAAGTAAATTTTATGCAAGTAATACAGGGCATACACCCAATGAACTACTTGAATTAGGAAAATTTGATTTTAGTAAATGGAAACAGTTAGATAAAATTAATACTGGATTATTAAGTAATTTAGATTCTAAAGCAGATGACTTTAGAGGATTTTATGAAATTGAAGAAGATGGTAGAATTATGGGTGTACAATCACTTGCTTCTAATTTAATAGGATTCCAAAAGAGAAAATATTTAGAAAATTTGCAGATTGAAGAAACTTCTCAGAAAAAATTCTATCAAGGATTTATTAAAGAAAAAGGCACAACGTCAATTATAGATAAATTGCTTAGAGCAAAATTACCAGCAATAGATAGTACACTTAATTTATATGAGGAGTGGGCGTTTCGAGTTGGTGAGTATGGCTCTGTAGCAAGTACTCAAGTAATTGAATTTAAATTAAATGAAAATGAATATACAAATAACCCTGAAGTAATTGAAATAATTAATTCTGCAGAACAATATAAAGACACACATATTACTCATAAGCCTGCCGACTTATATCAAAAGCCATTAGAGCCAAAACTATTTGATAAAAATGTATTTAAAAAATTAACGGAAGATATTAGCACAAGAGATTATTTACCTGATGCTGGTTATGTAAATTTAACTGATGTTAAACATAAAATATTAAATTTGGATCAATGGGTACCTAATAATGTTATTAGCATAGACGATGCAATTAATGTTGATACGCAATTAATTGGTAGAAAAGGATATACAACTACAACAGGCACTATTACTACACTTACTAATGGTATGGTAGTAAAGTTTACTAGTACAGATATTATTCCTAATATATATTCTATTGGAGAATATATTGTAACTGATGTAGATGATGCTATACAATTAGCGTCAAAAAGCAAATATTTAAATGCATTTAACATAGGTGATAAAGTTTGGGTAGCAAACTCTAATACATATCCACCAACATTTGCGGAAAACTCAAATGATTGGAATGTATATAGAATAAGTAGCACACGCAACACACCAATTAGTATTGCGAGTTCAACAGCAAATGAAATTACTGTAGGATTTAAAAATTCAGTAAGTAATATACTAGTTAATGATTATGTTATTTTACGTAGATTTATTAATGCAGCTGATTCTAGTAGAGATTATAGCGGAATATTTAAAGTAAAAACTAATTTATCTAATACTGGAGTTGATTCTTTAATATTATATGCTAACACTCTACAGTCGTATAATACAATTTTTTCAGAATTAACTTCAGCAAATGAATCCACATATGGTGAATTTTTATCTTTAGTTAGTGCTAGATATGCTACTACTGCTAATTTACTTAATAGAACAGAACCAATATTTGGCTGGGAAGATGGAGATTATGCTTGGATTGATAATCATAATAGCACTAATAAATGGGAAGTGTTAGAAAAGAAAAATCCATATACATTAGGAAAAGAATTATATCCTAATGCAAAAGCAACTAATACAGGATTTGGACAAGGTGTCGCAGGCAATGCAGATCTGTCGACAATATTAGTTGGCTCTACTTACGACACATCATCTTCAGGCAACATTGAACAATGGACACGTGATGTCGAGACAGTATTTGATGTTACAAGTATATTTGTAAGTGATAACACATCACAATCAGTAGGTACAATAAGCACTTCAGGATATTTACTAACAGTAGAAAGTGATGGATTACCACATCCAGCAACATTTGGAACATTTCCAAATGACAAAAATACTAATAGAGTACTACCAAGAAGTTATAAGCACACATTTAACTTACGTGTAGGAACAAATACTACAGCGTCACCACAAATAACTGTACCATTAGGTGGTATTGGTATGACGGCCAACGGCGTAATAATTGCTAACCCATCAGCAACAGCAACATTACTAAATGACAATGGCCCTGCAAAAGGTGTAGCGCCAACAGGATTTGAATGGAATGCTGTGGCAAATTCAACAGCAGTAGGTATGGATGACGCACATGGATATCCACAAGAAGATAATGAGTATCATTATCATAGTGGTAAGTTTTTAAGTCAATGGGGCTATCACGTATACCAAGCAAACTCTTATTATCAAGACACTAATTATAGTGGTGATCATTGGAGACACACTGATGGGCACTCCAAAATTCTTGGCTATGCATATGATGGTTATCCAATCTATGGCCCATATAGTTACTCATCTGCTTTAGATTCAACAACCACACTAGTACGTATGACATCATCATACACTACTTGGCCCAGCATAGTATCTGGACGTGGTTATACATATACACAATATCCTGCAGGAACATTTATACAGGATTATCGTGTTGTTGCTGGTGCAGGAACATTAGATAAGCATAATGGTCGTTATTGTGTAACGCCAGATTATCCCAATGGAACTTATGCTTACTTCTTAACATTAAAGACTGACGGCACGCCTGTGTATCCTTACATTATTGGTCCAACTTATAAAGAATTACCAGTATTAGAAACAGACACAGTGCCAGCAGATCCTAGTGGTAGTAATGCACTAACAGTTGCATTAACACCTGGAGACTTTACATATAGCAATACTGTTGTAGATGGTAGTAAATTATATAATAGTAGTTGGGCAGGTTGGCAGTTTGACATGGCAGTTGATGATGACTATGTAGTAACAAGTGCGCCAAATAGTAATAGTGGACAAGGCTATACTATTGTGCTTAAAAAGAAAACAGACAAAACATATGAACCATTTGACATTATGCGTTCACCAAGTCCTACAACAAATGGATTATTTGGTTATGATGTTGCTGTAAGTAAAAACGGAACATACGTATTAGTAGGCGCACCAGGCGAACTTAAAGCATATATGTATAAACTGCAAACTGGCATTACTGCTAATAATGAATATTTTAATGGTACAGGATCAACTACTGTGTTTACTTTCTCTACAACAGCATATAGTGATACAGATGAAATTACTGTACTTGTAGATAACCAAATTAAAATTGAAGGTTTAGATTATACATTATCTGCAACACAAGTTACATTTACTGTTGCTCCTCCACTTGGTACTAATAATATTATATTGCGTAAGGGAAGTTATTATAATGCTATTAAAACATTTACTGGAGCAGTAGGTACAGACTTTGGACGTAGTGTTGCTTTAAGTAATGATGGCACTATTGCTTTTATTGGCAAGCCAAATAAAGCAGATGGTGCTAGTGTAAATGCTGGTGCTTTAGAAATTTGGGGTAAAACTCCTACAGACACATATTACAAAATACAAGATATTAAAAGTAATGTAACAGATGCTAATGAGAACTTTG